GAGACAGGATCGTCGATAATCGCAAGGTCAGCGCCGCGCCCCGCGAGAGCACCACCGACACCCACCGCATAATACTCGCCGCCACCGTTCGTACTCCATCGACCACTCGCTTTAGCGTCCGTTGCAAGACTGACATTAGGGAAGACATCTCTAAACTCCTCACTATCAATTAAGTTCTTAACTTTACGACCAAAGCCAACAGCCAACTCAGCCGTGTGAGTCGCCTGAATAATCTTCAAATCAGGGCGTCTGCCCATCAGCCAAGTCGGAAACAAATAACTTGCAAACTCTGACTTCGTATGTCGAGGCGGCATGTTCACAATCAATCGCTTGATCTTACCATCCGCAACAGCTTGCAGCTTCTCAGCGTATATCTTGTGGTGCCTGCCCTCAATAAACTGAGGCCAAACATGCTTCACAAAGTTCATAAAGCTGTCTTGCTTGTCACTCCTGTCATCAAGCGTCTTTAAACGCTCCAACATAGGAGCAACCTTAGCCAACTCTTCGTCAGTTAAGAACTTCGTAAAGTCGCTAAGGTCATTCATATCAAGCCCCTAAAGACTGCAAGAACCTATCAATGTTCGGCGTTACCATGCCACCCTGTGCAAACTGAGCAGTTTTGCGAACTTTCTGCCCAGAAAAAGGCACAGGCTCTCTGTTCATAGCATCAAGAGGAATTGCAACATCATCATAAGCCGTGCGGAATTGCTTAGGCGCACGAATGATCATCTTTCTCGGATCATGAAGCGGATCAGCAATCGGATCAGGATCAACTGGTGTCTCATAATCTGGAATAGTTGGGTCTGTAGGGTCTGGAACATCAGGGTTAAAGACAGGCAATGATGTCTGACCTTGCTGTCCCTGTGTAGTTTGGTTGCCACCAAGACCACCTATGATAAAGCTACTGCTTGAATCCGCAGGTGCAGTGTCCCTATAAACTTGATATTCCTGCTGATTATCAAGATAGTTTATCAAAGCCGATGGGCTTTCACCTTCACCCAACTGATACGTCGAATACCCGGGGCCATAGTCACTCACAATGTAACCCTGATCACCGCTGCTGCGATAATAACGATCCCTGTCATCATCCTCAGAGTCAGGGCCATAAACCCCACCGCCAAACTCAAACTGAGCAGGCTTGCGAACAATCAACGCCTCACCCTCAACTGGAGTCGGTGTAGTACCAGTGGTATCTCCACCACCGCGATCAATCTTACGCAAGCTCAAGGTAATCCGCGCGGCTTCCGCATCACCTTCTGGCGTACCAACTCCGTCAATCGCCGTGCAAGCATTTGTAACTGGGTCTAAGTAATACCCATCGTTACACGGATCATCACCACCAGTTGTTGTATCTGTTCCGCCTACATTCGTTTCAACAACACCGTCTTCAGTGTTCGTATACGTTGTGTTGCTTTCTACAACGTCAATGTCGTACTCTTCACTGTCACCATCAACGTCGTTGTTGGTGTTTACATCGGTAATGCTGATTCCATCGCCACTAACAATGATGTCATCATCCCCTGATGAGAAGTCATTGTTCGCATTGTTCAGAATAACCGTGTCATTCTCGCCATCGCCGTCCGCGTCATAGTTTGGCTCCGCAACGCCAATGACAGTCTTGCCATCCTCGCCATAAACAAACGTGCCACCATTCTTATATGCGTCAAGCTGCTCCTGAATATAAGCGTCTTGCTGCCCTTCTAGCGTGAACTGATCACCCAAAATGCTCAGTGGGTTCACAAACGTATCAAGACCAAACGTCAACATGTCTTCGAACATATCGCCTAAGCTCTGCTCAGTGACATAATCACCCGCTTTGTAAAGCTCACCAGCCGCAGCAACTACATTACCATTCGCGTCTTTTACTTCTGGACTGTCTTCCTTGTGCTTCGCATTGCCCAGCAAGCTCTGCAAGTAAGCTGTCTCAGCCGCGTTCGGAACCTGACCACGAGCACCATACAATGCTCTCTGCTCCGCTTCAGTCATTGAATTTGGATCATCCAACTTCTTCATCGCGCTCAAGTAATCTTGAGAAGCCGTTGTTGTTGTAGATGCCTGCTGATCTTCCTCGCCACCAAAAATTAAATCTTCCTCATCGTCTGGCAAAATCGTCGATGTGCTATCACCCGCAAGCTCTTCAGCAATCAAATCAAGCGCATTTAAATCAGACGCCTGATCACTAATCGAATCCATGTACGCAGGAACATCAAGCTCACTAGCTATCTCATCCTCAACGTTATAACCATCCTGACCAGCACCAGTGGTGTAATAATCCTCGACCAAACTCTCAATCTCAGATTTCTCAAACGGCGTCATGTCTTCCATGAAATCAGAGGCAAGCTCCTGCTCCATAGACTCAAGACCAGTTTCTTCAGAATCCCTAAACGGACCAGTCGGAAACTCAGCAGATGCAGTCTCTAAACCGCCATCATCAATGCCAGAAGCCTCAAGAATACCCTCAAGCGTAGACGTATCAACAGTACCTGTAGTCGAAACCTCACCCGCAATCTCTGCAAGCTCCTCATCAGTCATGTCAGATACACCTTCAAGCGCCTCTAACATCTCTTCAATGTCATCAACGCCGTACTCAATCACACGACCCTCAGCGTCCAAACCAACAGTGCCCGTGCCACCGCTCGCCTCTGGAATCAAGTCCAACGGAGCATCCAAGTTTGTTAGATTAACGTCGCCATCAGTTAAGTAATTTAAAGCGTCTTCAAGCTCAGTCGCATCAAAAACCTTTTCAACTTCTTGACTCCCGGGCGTCAAAATCTCAATCTGACCAGTCGCAGCATTAATTGTAGCCGCATATCCAGCCTTCGAACCACCAGTCGCATAGCCAATCGTATTGCCAGACTCTCTCGTCAGATCAAAACCTTGGAAGTTACTATAGTCATCACTGATCGCACTATAGTCATTCATCAACTTCGCAGTGTTGTTACTCGCGTCAATGTCAGCATCAGTATAAGAATACGTCGTTTCTGGCGTCGATGTCACAGTCTCAACCGCCTCAGCCGCTACAGCCTCAGCCCTATACTTCGCATCCGCAGCATCCGCCGCAGCTTGGGTCGAATGCTCACCACCAAACATATCATAATACTTTGGAGGAGGAGGGGGTGGAGAAGGCGTCGTATCAACAGGCGGCGTATATACAGGCTGCGTAAAGTCAGTCTCGTCAGAATCGCTGCCATAATCATCATCGCTGTCGTCATATATCGGCGTTACATTGTCATCACTGTAATCAGGCAAATCAACAAAAGGATTATCTTCGCCCGGACCAATAACATCGCTGCCCTCGCCGTAATTACCATCACCGTCAAAGTCAAACCCGGGCGGCTCCCAAGCACTGCTGGTACTGACAGACGTGTTCGTAGTAACACCAGCCGTCGCATCTAAACTCGGATAACCACTAGAACCAGTTACAACACCGCGATCATCATCACTAAAGTCAAAGTCAAAACCACCAGAAACAACAGAATCAGAACCACTGTAAGTCCCGCCAGTGTTAATAGCACCAACACCCAAATCAGCGTCCAAATTACGACCAGCATAACTCGTATCAATTCCGGGAACGCCAACGTCAATGCCAGCACCGCCAAAGGCGTCTAAATCCAAATCAGCACCACTCAAATCAACAAGCGTTCCTGTGCTCACAGGCTGACTCGTAGCACCTACCTGCTCCGCATAACTCGAACTACCAGTCCCAGTGAAAATATTCCTGTCAGTCGCAGAACCCGCAGTATTCGCAAAATTAGAACCCTCGTTCAAAGAAATTTGCGCAATCGCAGACTTCGTATCTTTGTCAGACGTACCACCCGCAATAACGTCAGTACCAAGGTTGTTGTCCTTGCCAACCCCCGTATACGTCCGCGTTAAATACCCAGAACCACTGTCCTTCCACTCAAAGCCATCACCCGCATACTGACCAGTCGAACTCACCTGACCAATCGTGTTGTTATTCGAAGAACTGCTGCTAGACGAACTAGACGACGAACTGCTGTTATTAGACGTAGAACCACCACCGCCTCTAAAGAAAGAACCCGGCTTGTGAATAATATACGTCGGAATACCACCCGGACCTATCGGCTCACCTAAACCACCCAAATCCTCAAGAATATCCCCCTCTTCAGGCTGAATATACGCCAAATAGTGAGGAACACCCATGATCTCAGTCTCACGAGGAATCTCAACCTCGCCACCTTCCGCAAAACCAGCAGCCCTAAAATCTTCATGAGAATGCTCAAAACCAGCATGCGGAGTCTCTAAAAACTTACCCAAATCTTCCGCAACATGCATCGCACTATCACGCAAACTCTCTATCTCGCCAAAAGCCTCATCACGAGGAAGACCAGCACGTAACATCTTCTGATAAACACCCGGAACAGAATCCTGACGCTGACCTCCAACAAACAAACCCAACTGACCATCAGTCGGTGCCATCTCAACAAGACCGCCCATGTTCAACTGAACTGGCGCACTACCCAAACCACCCTGAGTACCACGCATCGGACGACCCGCCTGAACTGGCATGCTCGCCTGCCCACCACCCATAGGACGCATCGCCCCCAGCATCTGCGGACTCGGCGCAGGTAACATAGGCTGTGCGCCCATCGGAGCCTGCGGCATCGGCATCTGGGCAACTGGCATCTGAGGAACCAAAGCACTCGTCTGCTTCTTCGCAGTCATAAATTGCTTAAATCCCTGACGACCCTGAACACTACCGCCAAACGTACTCCCCAATCCCTTACCCTGCTGACTCTGCGGAGTCGTCGGTGCAGGGGGCATCATCGGTCCACCCTGCGGCGGCATCGGGGCAGGTGCTCCACCCATCGGCTGTGGTTGTCCCATTGGGCCTTGGGGCGGCATCATGCGTACATTCATCTAAAATCTCCGCTAACAGTTGCCGCAATCCTAACAATTTCCAATAATTTAATCAATCACCTCAAGCAATCCATTCTCAATCATGCTCTCAGCCAACGCATCGCGGCTATGATAATAGTAATTCCCACCATTCCACTCACACATCTCTATCGCCAAACGACGACAAAATGCCCACTCACCATCACCACCTCCCAACATATGACGATCCTGCAATATCGGAACAACCTCTCCAGCCGTCTGAGCATAAAACTCATCGCTCGTTCCATACGTTAACCTATACTTCGGCATCAATCAGAACCTTCCTGAATTGCCTGCCAATTGTCCCATTCCGTGAAAATTTCATCACAGCTCTCATGAACATTAATAACATCATCCTCAGAAGTAGAAAATCCAACCATAGAACCACTATCTTTATCAGCTATAAAAGCAACGTTACTCTCATTTATCCAAAAAGCCTCACCCGTAGCAACATAACTAACACGCGCCCATCTATGCATAGCCTTCTCCTTTTAACTACCTGCCCAAGTGATATGGAAGTTTATGGGACTGGTCAATGGAATTTTTGTGAAAAATTTTTTGACCCACCATAGGAGTCCCACAGCTTCAAAAGGTTTTTCGTGCTGAATGTTGGTGGGAAACACAGTGTTAGTGTCGTACCGACACCAACAAAATATAAGGGGGGGTCATAGCCCCCATATCCCCCGATTTCAGACAATTGTTCGGGTTCGGCTAGGGTACCTTGGAAAAAGAAAAACCCCGCACTAGGCGGGGCTTTTTGCGGGGTCTGTGGTGGTGTTGGCGCTTATCGCGCCAACGCTTCTATTCGATCTTGCCAGTATTCGAATATCTCATCGGATGTTCCTGCCCATATGGACGCGATGCCAATGTTGTCATCATCCAACAATTCATAGCCGCCGCCTGTTGTCTCGAATGATGTCAAAACCTCATAACGAGTAAGGTCAGTGCCATCACCATATGAACCGCCGTTGGCCTGCTGAGTGTGGGTAATGACAGCACCATCACCAACACGGGCGCGTATCTCAGAAACCGCCGCGCGGACGCGTTGTTCACTGCATCCTGTCGCGTCCATGATGTCGCGCGTTGTCACACCACCATTGCCATTGCGCATCATGGTGTATTGAACGCCAACGCGTGAATTGCGGCGGAAAGGTGTTACTGGCGTATCTTGAACAATTGTTCTGGTGCCGTTGGCAACGCGTTCGGTTTTGGTCCAACGCACTAGGTTGAGAATGAATTGCACCCAATTCCAGATTTTATCGCAATCAATGGTGCCGCCATGTTGGCGAAATTCGATTGTGCCGCGTGACCATGTTTGCAAATTGATCGCGTAGAATTTGCCGTGATCTAGATCGCGGATTGTATCCGCGCTGTCGATCTTGGACGCTGACAACGGCGCACAATAGCGATTGTGGGTGCGAGAACGCGCCATCATTGTATTGATTGTGTCCTGTTGGCGTTCATAGCGATGCATGATGTCTTTAACGATCACAAAATCTAGCGGATCACCATGCGATGCCAAGAAACCGCCGCGCGCCTCTGTGTGGGCAATGGATGCACCAGTGTAGGCGGCGGGTGAATGATCAATCAATTCAGCGTTGCTGATGTGAACATGCAAACCGCATGATGTATTGATTGAACATCCAACGCTGTCGAGAACGTTGCATACGCTTTGCAAGTATTCATACGCCACTTGGCAATCAGCCAACGGCGGCAATACTATTTCAGCGTCCACACTTGGCGTGCCGTCTGGTTTTACTTGGCATCCACGAACACCCGCGCGTTCCAGTGCATTTTTAACGCGGCTGATTGATACGCCTGCTGTTTCTATTTCGATTCCAAAAGTATGTTGTGTCATTGTCTCGGCCCCTATTAAAACTGATCTATTAATGCTTTTGCATCGCGCAAGGTTTGCGCTGCATCTGTCGCGCCTTGGGTGTTTGGTGGAAACATCAACCAAATTTTTTCCTCTGGCATAAATTCAATTGTCCAGTTCGCGTAAAGATATTTCCCTGCGCTGATCTTGTGGGCCTTGTCTTGAATGTAAGTCATTGTTTTTACTCGCTTTTTTCTAGATTGGCAGTGCGGTATTGCCCTGCCATAACCTCTTTTAACTGATATTATCCCATAAAACAAGGGTTTTTATGGGATTATCTAGAACAATTGTTCGGGTTATGGTTTTGGCTGGCGTTCGGCTGGCGGTTTCAGCGCGGATCAATGGGCGTTTTTTTTCAAAGAATATGAACACATGTATGCATGTATGTGTGTATATATGTGTGTATACATATAAAAAGGGGCATATCATATGATACACCCCGATCCCGATCCCGATACCCCGATCCCGATAGGCCCGACCCCGAAGGGTCAAGCCCGATTGCTATTGAAACAATGTGTTGTATTCATAGTCCGACAAGAAGCGACGGAAATTGTTGTCGCGATATTCTTGGTAGCTATCCCACTGCTCACGGAACTGCTCCGCGTCTTCACCTTGAAGCCAGAAACTCCATCCCGCCTCAATTTCAGTCACCTTCAATCCGTAGCCTTCATCTTTCATTGTATATCCGCCGATTGTCATTGTCTTTCTCCTCATTTACTAGACAATCCCACATTATCCCATGCCATATATAATGTCAACACAAAAAATAAAAAAATTATAACTAACCGGGAAGGCTGGGCTGGCGCTACCGGGCGCGGCAAGGCGAACAATTGTTCGGGATACGCTAACCGAAAGAGCTGGAGCGCCGGGCGGGGTGCACTCCAGCGCGTCCGGTTGTTGTTACCCGGCGCTTGTGATAGTATCCGGGGAGCATAACCCGAACAATTTCTCGGGTTATCCCGATCCGGGCACCCCGAAGCCCGATGCCCCGATCAACCCGACCCGATAACCCCGATTTGGGGGCGGAAAGTCCCCGCCTCCCGACCCGCACGGTGTGTTTCCCCGATTACTCGGGCTGCTCGTTACAATCAGTTATAGGGATTTGTTCGGATTCTATGGGATTTTCTGAAGGCGTCACGTCGATCATGCGATTTTTAGCACGTTCCATAAATTCTTGCAGTTGTTCAACGATCTGCTCGCGGCTCATATTGTCCACATGCTCGTGTGTGACGTGGCTTCTGGCTACCATGAGGCCAGTCACCTTTAGGCGCAGTTCCTCGGCCTTTATGGCTGCTCCGAAGTTGCCTGCTTCCCATGCTTCATCGCGAAGGCGTTGCATATCCCGAACAGATTTTGTGATTGTTACGCCGTATTTGCTTTCAAGTTCTTGGCGCATTTCTTCCATGCGTTCTTTTACGCGTGGATGATTGAGAAGCTGCACGGCTGACACGTTCGGGTTTTTATATCCCGCTGCTCTGGCTGCTGCGGTTTGCGTCATGTCTTTGTGAATATAGTTATCAAGAAACTTCTGCTGCGGTGGGGTTAGTCGCTTTTCCCCTTTTGCTGTTTGCTCACCGACTTTTGGCATTTGTGCTGCTACCCGAATAATTTCTCGTGTTACAAGATTACCCCCAGCGCCCTGCTGACGCAAGCCCAAAAGTTCCCACGGGTTCCCAAAGTGCGACGGGTTGACGGCTCGGCTATTCTA